TAACGCCCCGTCTAGTTTACCCAATTGCAATTTAGCAGCAGGGCTATTGTCAAAGCATTTGAACCTAACCTCATGGTCATAACCATTGACGTAACGGCCTTTCACCATTGCGCTACGCGGCTCGTTTGAGTTGTTCAAACCTTCAAACACGTACCCAACGGCTGCGCCAGCTAGAACGATGTTTTCTACAATGATTGGGTTTGAGCCATCATAGGTAATTGTTGCCGCTTCTACGTCTGAAAAGTTCAGAAGTATTAGACGGTCGTTAGCCCCGCCCGATGGTGGATTAGCACAGTCGTAAGCTATCCCAGCCGTTAGATTATCACAAGTTGGCATTTTGTTTTTCCTTTAATGGTTAATACTAATAAGCTACTTGCACCATGTAATTCTGCAATACTTTCGCGTCAAGGTTTGCTCCAAAGTCGAAGTAGGTTTTCTTGTCTTTTTTGTCAAAGAATACATCTACTTCCGAAAGGTTACTTTCTTCTTCAGTTCCGAATGCAAGGTTTGATTTGGTAGTCAAAATCGCACGGTGAGGAAGGTAGTAGTTCAATTCCGTAGCGATGGTACGCATATAGGTTTGAATCATTCTGTCCCAAAAACTGAAAGCGTAAATAGTAACCCCTCCGCGCTTCAACATACTAACCCCGTCCTGTATCATTTCAAAAGCGATTGAAATGCCATTAGCAGCACCCGCTTCAAGTTCGCGGACATATTGGTCAGCTACGGATTGAGTAACGATAATGATTTTGTCGGCCTTTTCACGCAAACGGTAGTCAGCATTGAATACCAAGTTTTGAAGCATGGTAGTAACAACGCGGTTAGTCGTGTCTGTTGTTGTGAACGCTTGCAAGGCAAATGTCAACTGCGCATTTTTAGCAGTCAAGTCAGTTGTTTTTCTTGCAGGGGTTGCGGCAACGATTGCGAACAATTGCTTCCAAATTCCGTCAAATGGTGTCCAACGTTTAGCAACGAACCCAGCAGTTACGAACGTACCCCCTGCGGCTGTTGTAGCTGCGGCTGTATCGCCAAACCAAACCAAGCGAAAGAACATTTCTGAAATTGCATCTTGGTAACGCTCGATGAAAAACAAAGCGAAGTCCGTAGCGGTAAGGTCGCCCTTTTGAATACCGTTTTTCAAGCCGTACACAAAGAACGTTGCAAGCAAGTCGTCAAAACACTCGCTAAAACGGTCGTCAATATAAGCTGGTTCCCAAAACTTCTCCGTGTTGGTAATTGTTGCATCGTTTTCAACGGGCGCGCAAGCAGAAGCATCATGCTTTTGACCAACAAGCCCAGTCAAACGACCCAAGAAAGCAATTTGCTTCTTTGCCTTGATGTTTGTGTAAGGGGTTAGGAATTCAGTAATCGCGGGTTTCGCAAAAATGTCCTCCATGATGCCCTCTGAAAGGGCTTTGATTTCTTCGCCATGAAAGGCTAAGTCTGCGGGATTAAGGATTGCCATTGTCTTTTATTTGATTGGGTTGTGAGTATTTACTTTTTTGCTTGCGCTTCTTTTTTAGCTGCGCGGGCTTCTTTGATTGCGTTGTAACCGTCCGTGCCTGTTTTTTCAGCAGCTTTCTTGAACGCTACTTGCTTTGCAGCGGGTTTGTAAGTGCTTGAAAGTTTAGCTAATTGCGTGAACTCTTTTTGCAACTCAGCTAGGGCAGTTTGCTCGGCTTCGCGTTCGGCTTTCAATGTTGCCAATTCAGCCGCTAATGCTTCTGCTTCGGGATTAGCAACAACTTCTACTTCCATAATTTCGGTAATTACACCGCCAACGGTTACCACTTTGATTTTCTCAAAGATGTGCTCACCGTCTGCAACGGGTTTGCCTTCGGAATCAGTTACCGCGTCCCCTACTTTCGGGATTTCGGCTTCGGTTACTACAATAACCTTAGTTCCTTCAACTGTTGTAAGGTCAAGGGCTACGGCTTTAATAGCTTTGCCAGCGATTAGCTGCGCGATTTGAAGGCGCATTGCTTCGATTTCTTTTTTCATGGTATCGATTGGTAAGTTTTGTTTTGGCTTAATTAGAGCAACCGCTACGGCTGCATTAGTTACGATTTCAGAAGCGAACCCGAACTCTACGCATTGTTCAGGGGTTAAAGCGGTTTCCTGCTGCATAAGCAACTCTAAAGAAACTTTATCCATGCCCGTAGCCTTTGCGTAGTTGTTCACCATTTCGGCTTGAGTATGCCCGATTTCGGTTGACATGCTTGCCAGTTCGTCTTTATTCAATGCGATACCGCGCTGAAATGAGAACATCGGTTGATGAATGAGATAGGAAGTGCCAGCAACTACCTTTCTGCGCTCATTGGGAACGGAGAGGTGTATTTCAGTGGCTATTGAAGCGCACTGAATTTCGGCAAGTGTGTGAAGATTAGGTAGGCTTGCGAAGTATTGGGCTATCTTACGACCAACGTCAACAGAACCGCCCGGGCTTGTGATGTGACAAACGATGGTTTCAGCCTCCGCGTTCTTTCTTACTTGTGAAATAACATCTTGAAGCTCAACCCCGCGAACGTCAACAGTGCCGTCCTCCTTGTAAGATGATCCAATCTGGCCTTCGATGTAGATGTGTGCTGTCATGCGTGGCAAAAATCCACACGCGAAAACGGCTGCGTACTATTGTTATTTTGGTGCGGTCATTTTCCTTAGTGCCACCCATACCAGATTGTCGCTCACGTCAAACTGATCGGCCGTTCTTTTGACCGCTTGCGTTTTGTTCACCCCTGTTTGACGGTGGGTTTGGTAAGTTAAATAAACGTCTTTGTCCCTTAGAACAGTCCACGAAACAAAGCCCCCCTTAAACAGTTCAAGTAGTTTGCCGTTCAATTCAAGTTCTAAAATCAGTTCATTCATAGTTGTAAATTCTGTTCAGTTCTAACTTGACGACCTTGTACGCTTTGAAACTCCTCAATAACTAGAACTGGTTGTGATTCCATTATTTGAGCCGTTAGCATTGCGGTTTGTTCGTTATCGCGTATCATTGAGGAACTTGACATTGCAACACCACCACCCGCGAATTTACGAACTAAACCACCACTAGAAAAACCTTCGCCCCTATACCAATCAACACCGCCCCCAGCCGCATTAAGTGCTGAAAGTATTGGAGCAAATCGTCTAGTTGTTTCCGCATTATTTACGCTTTCGCCATTTGAAAGCATAGCAGGAATTGAATCACTCGTTCCACTTCCCGCACCTGAAACAAAACCACCCGAAGCAAATGCGGGGGGCGGTGGGGGTTGCTGTGATGCAATGATGCCTACCTGAATGCCTCCAGTTACTGCTGCAAGTGCCGCCAAAACAAAACCCGCGTAAGGCGTTGGGTTCGATAATTGCGCCATTACTGCCGTTGCGGTGTTGGCTATTGCCATTGCAATTTGAAGCCCTTTAGCTATGTTGAATTGTTCAACCTCAATTCTATACTTTTCTTGCGCGGCCTTTTTTTCAAGGGCGGTTATTTTCTTCTTTTTATCTTCCTCTGAAAGTGCGCTTTGATTTATAGAATCAATTTCGGCTTTTGTTTGGTTTTCAATCTGCGCAATTTTATTATCCGATGCCGCTTGAGTTGCGGCCAATGCGGCCGAAAGTAAACCATTGACTACTTCCATTGCAAGTTGGATGTCCTCAATGTCCTGTTCCGACAATCCGAGCATTTCACCCAGTGTTGGCGGTTTCGTTTCGGGATTTGCTAACCCCTCAGTTATCCGTTTTATTTCACCCTCTACTAGCTTTAGATTGGCTATTTCCTGTTCAGTTAGAACGCCATCTAACCAAGCCTGTTCTTGCATAATTGCAAGTTTCTTAGCTAGGTAGTCAAGGGCTATTTTACTCTTTGCGTCTGTTAATTCCTGTTCAGTACTTATAGAAGATTCAGCCGCCTGAATTTCTAACTGTTCCTGTAATTGGAGTAGTTCGATTTGTTGCGCGAATGCTTCAGCTTCTTTTGCTTGTCGAGTGGCATCGAACTCGGATTGCATTTTTTCTAGTTGCTCATTTTTCCATTTTTCTATTTCAACTTCGGCAACCCCAGCGCGTCTTAAATCCGATTCCCTATCCTGAATATCTTGGATTTGCCTTTGGTAATCTGACATACGCTCACGAGTAAATTCGTCCGCTATTTTCTTTAATTCCTCCGCTTGCTTTTTGGCATCCTCTAATTCTTTGGCCGCAATCGCATCTTTTTTATCCTGTTCTTTTTGTCTTGC